AGATACACTTCTGACTGTCATCGCTGGCATTTTTGCCATCATTGGCGTTTGGAACCAACTCAGCAACCGATTGGCAATCCTTGAGACTAAGCTGGAATACGGCGACGAGAAGTTCAGCGCCATCGACAAGAAGTTCGATGAAGTCATGATGCACTTGCGCCGGATTGAAGATAAGCTGGACAACAAGGCAGATCGGTAATGGCTTTCAAGCTAGGCCCACGTTCTCTCCTGAACCTTCGCGGCGTGCATCCTGACTTGGTGCGCGTTGTTAAGCGTGCGATCAGCATCTCCAAGATTGACTTCACAGTCATCGAAGGTCGCCGAACAGTAGCACGCCAACGTGAACTCTTCGCCAAGGGCGCGACCAAGACGATGCGTTCGCGCCACATCCACGGCTTTGCGGTTGATATTGCGCCGTATGTAGGCGGCAGCATCCGTTGGGACTGGCCGCTGTTCGATCATATCGAAAATGCTATGAAAGAAGCCGCACGCCTTGAGAACGTGCCAATTACTTGGGGCGGTGACTGGAAATCTTTTAAAGATGGGCCGCATTGGGAGTTGCCGCACTCAAAGTATCCCGATCCAAAATGACTGCACGCGATTTCGAACAAGCCGCTCTTGAGCGCATCCGGGTCTGGTGGCGTCCTGTTACCTGTGTGGGTATCGCGGGAGCAGTAATTGTTAACGCTATTGTGCTGCCGATCCTCAACAGCGAACCGATCTCGTTGACTGATCTTGCAGCTACTATCGCGTCTTGCGCAACTATCTTTGCGGTGAGAGAATGGGGCAAAATAAATGGGGCCGATTAATCCGTTCATTGGCTATGTGGCGGCAGGCGCTCTTGTTATTGGCATCGCCGCCGGATGGAAGGTAAAAGATTGGCAGTGTGACGCTGCCTATGCCGCTGCGCTTGAAAAGGCTGAGAAGCAGCGCAAAGAACTTCAGGGGAAAATAGATGCGGTTTCCACTCTTTACGAAGCCCAGCGCGATCAAGCCAATGTCGTGGTCGCCGGAAAAACACGGGAAATTAGGGAAATATATAAAACGCTTCCTGCCGTTCCTGCTGATTGTGCTGTTGATGTTCGCGTTCTCCGGCTGCTCGAAGGCGGTGTCAGTGATGCCAATTCCGCAGCCTCCGGCAAACCTAGCGAATAACTGTCCAGAGCTTCCAAAACCGCCTCAGCCGCTCTCCGATCCTGAGCGCGCCATCTGGGAATTGGAAATAATTGCCAAATATGGTGATTGTGCGCTACGTCACCGCTTGACGATTGATGCGTGGAGAGACGCGGCTCGTCAAAACAAATGAGGGGTGAAGTATATGACAGCCAAAATTGTATCTGATGAAGAGTTTATTCAGCTTTGGCGACAGGCCAATGGCAGTCCGCGCCAAATTTCTGAATTATCCGGGATGAGCGAGCGCACCATCTACAAGCGCCGCTTAGGATTAGCAAATAAAGGCATTATTTTACAGTCAAACCCACGCGGAAACCCCGGCAGCTTCGGTTCTTGGTCATCAAATGACATTGGGCGGGCCTATAAGAACCAAAATGAGCTTTACGTTGACACTGGAAGCATCATAATCTTCTCTGATGCGCACTGGTGGCCTAATCAATGGCGCACAGCGGCACATGAGGCCCTTCACATCCTGATTAAAGAGCTAAAACCACGCGCTGTAGTCGCTAATGGCGATATTTTCGATGGCGCACGGGTTTCTCGGCACGCGCCAATGGGGTGGTCGGACCTTCCTACAGTCAAGGGTGAGCTTGAGACTTGCCAAGAGCGTATGGCTGACATTGAAATGTTGCTCCCCAAAGGTTGCGCGACATTCTGGAACGTTGGCAACCACGATATGCGCTTTGACCGGATGCTGGTTAGCAATTCCTCTGAATATGAGGGCATTGTAGAGCGTTTGGAAGACAAGTTTGACCGCTGGGACTTTGCTTGGTCGCTCATGGTAAACGATAGCGTGATGATTAAGCACCGCTATCACAACGGCATTCACGCAGCCTATAACAATACCCTGAAGGCTGGTCGCTCTATCGTTACGGGGCATCTTCATCGCCTCGCTGTAACGCCTTGGGCTGACTATAATGGTCGCCGCTGGGGTGTGGATACAGGAACTCTTTCAGACCCACATGGTCCGCAGTTTGATTACGCCGAAAACAACCCGTCACCGCATACATCTGGTTTTGCGGTATTGACCTTTAAGGATGGGTTCCTCTTGCCGCCTGAACTAGTGGAGGTGCTAGATGGGAAAGCGTATTTCCGAGGCCAATGTGTATTCGACGGAGGAGATAGCGATGACGATCTCAGCTATTGAGTTTCTTGAGCGCGCCGCTGATCTCATGCTCGAGCGTGGGCAGGAATATGATAGCCCAGAAGGTGAGCGTAGCATGGGCCGCACTGTAGCTGCCTTCAATGTGCTAACTGGAAACATTCTATCCGAGCATGAAGGATGGCTATTTATGCTTCTCCTGAAGCTCTCTCGGCAAGCCCAAACACCAGTCTGGCATCAGGATAGTTCTGAGGATGCTATTGCTTACGCTGCCCTTATGGCAGAGGCATGGCAAAATGAGGACGAAGATGATATAGAGATTGTGTTTAGGTTCACTCCCGATGATGATGAGTAGCTATGGCCCTTCTTCCGCTGACAATTCCTCCCGGCGTTTATCGCAGCGGCACTGAGCTTCAGTCTGCTGGTCGTTGGTATGACGTAAACCTCGTCCGTTGGACTGAGGGCGCTATGGAACCTGTTGGTGGGTGGGAAGCCCGCGCCATTTCGCCGCTGACGGGCAAAGCTCGTTCGCTGCTAACGTGGAAGACAAACGGCAACGTTCGCCTGATGGCAATCGGCACATCGTCAAAGTTGTATGCCGTCACACAATCGAATACACTCGTTGACATTACACCAACTGGCTTTGTGGCAGGTTCGGATGATGCTTCGACGGGCGCTGGTTATGGGATTGGGACTTATAGCGGTGGCTATTACGGCACACCTCGCCCTGACACTGGTTCTGTAACGCCTGCAACAACGTGGAGCCTCGACACTTGGGGCGAATACCTTGTCGGCTGCTCGACCTCTGATGGCAAGCTGTATGAGTGGCAGCTTGACTACTCTACGCCGACGAAGGCTCAGCAAATCACGAATGCTCCGATTAACAACATCGGATGCCTCGTAACCGCTGAACGCTCCCTGTTTGCTCTGGGCGCTGGCGGTGATGGCCGTGAAGTCGCTTGGTCTGACTTGGAAGACAACACAGTCTGGACACCATCGTCTACGAACCTTGCTGGCAGCATCACGCTTCAGACATCAGGCCGCATCATCACGGCAAAGCGTGTTCGTGGACAGAACCTCATCATCACAGACATTGACGCGCATACGCTGACATATGTTGGCCAGCCGTTCGTTTATCAGGCTGAAATTGCAGGCCGTGCGTGCGGTGCTGCGTCTGCCAACTGCGTGGCTGTTCTCGACAATATGGCTGTGTGGATGGGGCAGAAGGGCTTCCACATCTATGACGGCTATGTGAAGCCGCTTCCATGCGAAGTTTACGATTACGTCTTCAACAACATCAACACGACCCAGCTCTCGAAGGTCTACGCGGTAAACAACTCGCAGTATAACGAGGTATGGTGGTTCTACCCGTCCGCTGCGTCGAACGAGAACGACAGCTACGTTGTGTGGGATTACGTCGAGAGCCACTGGACGATTGGAACGCTTGCCCGCACCGCTGGCACAGACCGCAGCGTATTCCGTAACCCGATTATGATTGGCACGGATGGCATTATTTACGACCATGAAGTTGGCGTGAACTACAGCGGCGCATTGCCATATGCTGAGAGCGGTCCCGTGCAGATCGGCAACGGCGACAACATCATGTATGTCAACGAACTCATTCCTGATGAGAAAAATCAGGGTGGCGTTACGGCAACATTCAAGACGCGCTACTATCCGAACGACGACGAAACCACATATGGCCCGTATAGCCTTACAGCGCCAACCTCAGTGCGCTTTAATGGCCGTCAGGTAAAGATGCGCGTTACGACCACAAATCCGCCTACAGACTGGCGTGTAGGGACGCAGCGGCTCAATGCCATTGCTGGGGGCCGTAGGTGACACTAAAGCTCCCGCCACCTCCCGGTTCATATAGTCCTGCATATGAGGCGCAGCGAAACCGCCTTATAGAGCTGTTTGCAGGCACGGCCTACATCAAGGGCCAAGACGTAGGCGTTTACCAGCCTGCTAAGCTGATTGCCTCAGATCAGTCATTTGTGACGACTGACACGCACACGCCGACAACTGGAAGCCTG